ATATGCTTGTATACAAGCTGGGGCTAAAGAAGTAAGAGAAGAGCCCAAAGCTAAAACAGCGGAAGTTATTGAAGAGGCTGTTATTGAAGAAACTACAGTAATAACAAAAACAAAACCGAAAGGTAAAACAACTAAGAAAAAGTAGATGGCTGGTACGTTACAAGCACAACACATACTATCCAGAGTACGTAATATACTTCAGGATAATACTGGTGTGCGTTGGACGGATGGCGAGATGTTTGATTATTTAAGCGATGCTCAAAGAGACATTGCTAATTTGAGGCCGGACGCTACTGCTACACATGCGAATGTACAGTTAGCGACTGGTACAGAACAAACCATACCAGCCGATGGCTTACGACTAATAAATGTAAATAGAAATATGTCTGGTACTGCTGTAGATGCTACTGGCGCTAGAGCTGTTTCAAAAGTAAATTTAGATGTAATAAACAGTGAAGAGCCAAGCTGGCATGACCCTACAGTTACAGGCAGGGCTGCGCATGGTACTACAATTAAACACTACATGTTTGATCAAAGGGATCCGCGTAAATTTTATGTATATCCCGGAGTAGCTGGTAATGCTTACGTAGAGGTAATATATTCTAAAAACCCTACTAGTATTAGTGCTAATACAGATTTAATACAAGTAGATGATATTTTTGCAAATGCTTTAATGAATTTTATTTTATATAGAGCATATTTAAAAGATGGTGAGTTTGCAGGAAACTTTCAACGTGCTGGTTCTCACTATACACTTTATACTCAAAGCTTAGCTATTGGAGCTGAGTCTACAGAGGTAAATGCACCTAAACAGGAGGCTGTCGTTGGCTAGTTTTGAATCTTTAGTAAGAGATGTTATGCCTTATGTACCGGGGTGTTCAGAGTCTTTGATAGAAACAAACTTACGTTCTGCAACTATTGAGCTTTGCGAAAAAAGTAAAGCTTATACTTATGACTTAGATCCGATAACTACTATATCGGGAATTTATGAGTATGAGTTTGATCAACCAAGTGGTACAGACGTACACCAAATATTATGGGCTACTTATGACGGTAATGATTTAGACCCTATTAGTCCTAGAAGCTTAGAGTTAAATTACCCTGATTGGCGAGATAAATCAGGTATACCGACAGTATATCTACAAAAAACAGCTAATACTTTTTGGTTGGTACCAGTACCAAATGCAAAGAATGTTAATGGTTTGTTAGTAAATGTTGCATTAAAACCCAGTAGAACTACTAACAGTATAGATACAGAATTTAGTAATACTTACCGCGATGGTATTATTTATGGTGCTATTTACAGGTTACTAAGAATACCCGGTAAGGAATGGACTGACCCTATGGCAGCTGCTGATTATTTTAACTTGTTTCAAGCCGAAGTGTCTGATGCAGAGTTAAGAGGTAGAGGCGGAAATATAGGTGTTAAAAGAACAGTAAAATATAAAAGTGCTGGTTTATCCCCAAGGAAGAGGTATGGACGATACGGAAAAGAGTTGGACTATTGATGGTGTGACTTTCAAACATGTTCCTCAAGAGGAACTAAAGTTTGTTTATAACAATATAGAGTCAGACCTAAATAGAGTAACTCAAAAAGCGTCAGCGGATTGGATTCCTGCTGATATATACGCAGCTGTAAGAAGTGGTAATACACAACTTTACTTAGCATTTAAAGATAATTATTATGCTGGGTTTTTTGTACTTACACCTTTAAACAGTGTTATAGGAGAAAAAACATTATATATTTGGGTAGCATATAGCAAACCTGAGTATAATATACGGGAAGCTGGGATTCGGTTTTTAGATGATCTAATACAGGGTACCAGCATAACAGGAATGGAGTTTCATTCCGACCGTTCTGGATGGATTAGAGCGGCTAAAAAGTATGGATTTAAAGCAATAACAACAGTATTTAAAAAGGAAATATAAAATGGTAAACAAACCAAAAGCAGCAGATTATCAACCCGGACCAGATGAGATAGCATTAGCTCAACAAGGTGTAGATAAAATAAACTTTTTTGAAAACTCTGGTATGCAGGCTCTTTTAACAAAACAACTGCAAACAGTTTCTGAAATGGATTATTCATCGACTTTGAAAGGTTCTGCAAATGCCGATATTACTCAAGCACTGCAAAACAGAACTGATATGGCTATAGCTAGAAACTTTATGGGCACTGTTGATATGACTATTGCCTCTGCAAAAACACAAGTAGAAGCTAATAAAGCTGCTTTAGATACTTTAGCTCAAACACAAAGTTCAGCTCTGGGTAACGCTTATGGTACAGCGGCTACTCAAACCGATTATTTGAAAAAATCAATGCAAATACAGGGTTCGGACATATTAAATAGAGCTACTAATATAGAAAAAGTAGGTACGGCAAAAGCAGGTATGTTTCAAGAAGCTGCAAAAGCAGGGGTTAGAGTGGCTAGTATGGGTATAGGAAGCACCGCTAGAGCTAGATCACTTCAAGATTTATCAAAAGAAGAACCTTTACCTTTTGGTTTCTATGGTTTCCAACCAACTACAGGTGGTGGCATAGAATCTTATAACAGACTTAATCTTTTTAGGCGCTCATAATGTTAGCAGGACACAGCAGCGCTTGGATGGAGATAGGTAAAACTCTAAATGCTTTAGGGTTTGGTTCCGGCATAAGTTATAACTTTGATTTTTCGGGGTTTGCACAACCTAACGTAGAACAAATAAAAAAGAATGCTGAAGTAGCACTAAATAATAATATAGCTGCTGCTCAACAAACAACAATGTTGGACCCTATTGCACAAGCACAACAGGTTTCGTCTCCAGCAGTAGTAGATACTGGTTTAGCTAGAACTCCCGAAGGAGAAATGATAGATCCCGAAACTGGAGCTACAGCTAAAAAAGGTGGTGGTTTAAAAGGCATTATAGGTGAACGTAACCCAATTGATATAGCTGCAGAAAAAAATAACCCTACTTTAGATTTAAACGTAGAAAGTTCTAGTGGCACTCCAGCGAGACAAGCCACTGGTATTGGAACTATAGATTATACTCCCGCTGCAGTAGCACCCCCTTTGCCAGAAGTGAAGGATCCAGCAAAAGCTTTATCAGAAGTAACTAGAAGACAGGGCGAGTTTGAACGTAAAACTATTCGACCTTTTGAACAGGCTTTGATAAAACAGTTAGAAGAAGGTGGCGAAGAACTTATAGCTCAAGCTCCTTTAGATGTATCTGTTCAAGCTACCAAAGCTGAAGGTATTGCTAAACGTAATATTAGTAGATATGGGTTTAGCGAAACTGGAGCTACTAGACAAGCTAGAAACACTGCACAGTCGCTTGCCAGAACTGTAGCAGTTACAGACGCAGTTAATAATGCAAGGATAGATCAAGACTCAAGTAATGCTGCTTTGTTAAACGTCTTAGTAGGGGCAGGTGGCACTGTAAACCAATTAGGTTTATCTGCGTTATCTGGCGCTGCTGGTATGCAACAACAAAGAACTAATGCTTTTAGAAATGCGCAAGCCAACGCAAAAGCACAGAAGTATGGGTTTATCGGAAGCCTATTTGGAATGATTTAAAATGTCGACAAGAAGAACTATATTTGATTACTACGATATGGGGGCAAAGCAGACTATGAACTCTGCTAATGATGCTTTTGTATTATCTCAAAAGTTATTCGAAAACTCTGTAGAGCACTATGACACAGAACGTCGTAAGATGGTAGATTCAGTAGTAAGAAATAACCCTGATCTATCAGTGCAAAATTTTGATGATAACCCTCAAAACCAACCTGAAATTGTTGATTTGGATCTATTTTTAAATACTTATAATCCAGCTGTGTCAGGTGAGGGTAGTATTTTTGCAGATAAAATTACAACTAAAAACACTGTCAATGCATTAAATAAACTGGGAATTGCCCAAGCTTTAACAAATAATCAAACTCAAATTAGTAATATTGGTGTTATTGATGATGAAGGCGAAGTTTTTTATAAATTTACTTTTGGTGAAATGGTAGGCCAAGACGGGCAGAGAGGCCCTCAAGTTAGATATAACGCCTTAACAGGTTCGTATGGAGAAGCAGGAGAAGGAGAAGAGGGTAAGTATTTAACGTTATCGGAAAATGAAATAAAGTCTTTATTTGAAGATTTCCAAGCAAACACGTTGATAGAAAGTAGGGGTGCTCTAGGAGAAGCTTTAACATTTAGATATTTTAGTATGATGTCTGGCAACCCAAACATGGCAACTCAGTTTACCGTAGAGGGTAATCCAGACGGTGGTCTTAATGGTACACCTATAGGTTCAAAACAAACCAACGAAGACGGGGCTATTATAACTTATGCCTCCAGCCCGCAAGAAACTAATAAAATAATAAAACAGATTTCAGACAGTTTAAACGCAAACTCCTCTCAAGTATTCCTAGATATTACACCAGACGATTTGTTAAACATGGATGATGACACACTTAGGGCAATGGTTACTTCAAACGTAGCAGAACGTCCTATATTAAAACAAACACTTATAGGTCCTTTTGGGGGTGGTAAAACTACTTCCGGTTTATTAACCGATTTATTAAATCAGAAACAAAGGTATAAAGGTCTTAAAAGCCAAGAGCTGCGTTTACAAACTCAAATAAAAAATTTAGAAGAAGAAGATGTATCTGATCCTCAGTCTTTAAATGCTCGAAGATTAGTGAAATTTAAAGAACGTTTATCAGTTATACAAGACAAAATAAATAATTTTGATAGAGACTTAAACATAGTTACTGGAAAGATAGCTAACAGAATGGATAAACAAGAAGCTAAGCTTGAGAATAAGTTAATTACCGACCCTAAATTAAAAACTTTAAAACAACAGTTAGAAATAGCTGACCGAAACATGACCTTGTTTAGTAACAATAAAGAAGGAAAAGATTATCAAAACGCATTGAAAGAATACAACAGTATTGTAGATGGCATATCAGCCCGAGAAGATAAAATAAAAGGCGAGTCTAAAAGAGCCCCAGTAGATGCACAAATCTTTAATAGAATTTTTGAAGACTACAACACCTCTCAAAGATATTTATATCAAGACCCTAAAGATCAGAACGCAGTTGAATTCGTCTTAAATAGATTAAGGAATACCGAAATCGGGGGTAAAGATTCAGGTATAAATGTAGGTCAAGAAACGCGTAGGGCAGTAGAAGAATTAGTTATGAAAAACTATAACCCAAACACTGGTGTTATTGGTTTATTAAATACAAGAGCTGTTAACGGGGCTCCCGGTAGTCCTACAGTTGAGACTACTAGAACGGGCGGAACTATACTTAACTCTAATGACAGATCATTTAAAAAAGCTATGCAAGCTGAGGCAAAAGTTTTAGCTTACATGACCTTAAATAATATGGTAGCTGATGGCGATAAATTAAAAAAAGATCAACTAATAGATTTTATAAATTCAGCTGCTGCAGGATATGGTCTAGATCCAGACGCATACCAAGCCGCTATAGAGTTTCAAAAAACTAAATCAGACCGAGAGTATGAGCAAGCAAAAAATAAATGGAGTGATTACAACGACAGATATAATTACAACGGTGTTGGTAAAGACGGCGAAAACACTACTTCTAATTTAGATATTAGAGACTCAATATCTAAATTAATGAATATAAAAAGACTTTCTCGAGGAGGTTTCGGTACCGTTATGACTGACGACGCAGTAGATGCTCTTTCTGTTGGTCTTAGAACTTACAGAGAGTTTAAAAACAACCCACTTACCGATGATATGATTTTTGACCTTGCTAATAACAATGGGGCTCAGAAGCATTTTTATTACAACGCTCATGTAAGTTTTGAAAAACTTAGAGAAGAATTAATATCTAAAATGATACAAGTTGGTGCTGCAGAAACTCAAGGTGGTTGGCAAACATTAGGTCAACTTTTTGGTTATTATAGAAGTATAGATGGTGCCGCTGATCCGATGGCGGGGGGCATGCAAAATTTCAGTATGAGAGCCGTCTATGAGATAAATGGTATGGACGTACAATTAAATGCAAGAGAAATGGTGGAACAAGCAGAACGAGGAGTATTTCCAAAACATTACGAAGTAGTAGAAATAGTAAATGGTTCTCCCGTACAAATAGGTAATATACTGGAAAAAGAAGATTTAAATGATATTGTAAAAAACATAAGAGCTGCAGGCGGCGGTGCTGGATTAAATACTAAAACTATTGAAACTCTTATATTAGATCAGGCAATTTCTTCACAACTTTATGATTTTGATGGGGGACCAAACGGAAAAGGGCAAAAAGTACAATTACTTGGTAAACAATAATAGAGTTTAATGAATGTCAGACAAAGTAACCGATATATTACTAGGACAGGACAGAGTAGCTGCCCAACGTTCTGGTAATATTAGACAAGAAGAAGAGGCCAAAGGAGCTGAACAAAGAATAGCTGCCCGTCAAATTCTACCACCAGACCAAACTTATAGACCACCGGAACGTACTTTTGAATATGGTACAGGTGAGTATTTTGCTGAAGGTTTTAGAGCCGGAGTTGAACAAGTAGGAGCGTCTTTTGATGGCATGGCAGCTATCGGTAATCTTCTTGTTGGAGATGAAGAAAGTGCACGAAAAAATTTACAAGCCATGCAAGTTCACGACCAGCGCATGGAAGAAGCGTTAGCTCAATTAGATCCCTTTGAAGACTTTTTAAATGACCCAACTTTACAGGGTGGGTTTAACCAAGCAGCTAGAGCTGCTGGTCAACTTATTACTCCTGCGGCGTTAACTATTGGAGAAGCATTAGCTACTGGTTTTACTGCTACCGCTGCTAGAACTGCTTTCACTGCAATGGGACGAGCCGCATTAAAAGATGTATTTTCTAAAACTATAAAAAAAGTAGGTGGGCTACGTGCAGATAGAACATTAAAACCTGAAGAGCCTAACATGAACGCTTTTTTTGACGGGGCTTTGTGGCAAAACAAATATACTCCACCCCCTAGTGTTTTTGAAGAGTTGTGGTTTAAAACTTTAAGAAATAAAGGTATCGACAATCTAAACCCTCAAGAAAAAGTAGTAATGGATGTTGCTAGGAAATACCTTAGAGAAGCAAAAATAGGTGGAGCTGTAGGTGCTTTTGCTGCTGCAGAAACCATGATTGCTCCTGAAATTTTAAGAGAGTATCAAGAAGCGGGCGTAGAGTTAGGCCCAACAGAGGCATTAATGGCAACTTTAGCTGGTGTGCCAGCAGCTGCAATAGACGTAGCGTCTGAAGCATTTTTCTTTGGTTCTTTATTTAAATTAGCTACTCAATCTACTAGGCTTGCTAAAACTAAAGCAAGGCTTGCAAGAAAAGGAAAACTTTCTCAAGCAGATAGAAGGGCTTTAGCTATTGATGCTAAAGCACAAAAAGAAGGGAAAGATTCTTTGACTAGAATTGAAAAAGAATTTTTAAGACGTTATGAAAATAAAGCTGCTCTTGTTTTATTAGGGGATATAGGAAAAATTACCATAGCGAGTTCGTTAGCAGAAAGTGCTACAGAGGGTTTACAAGAAGAAATAATAATGGGGCAGAGAGCCCTAATGGATCGTTCTTTTGATTTGCAAAGCGAAGAAGCTAACTTAAGAAGAATGCAAGCCTATTTTGATGGTGCCGTAGGAGGTGCAGGTCGAAGTGCTGTTGGTGGTACAAGTGCCGCGATTTTCAGAAAAGCTAGGGATACTCTGAGACAACTTAGAGACGATAAAAATTGGGCTAAGATACAAGCTGAAAAGTATCGTAATCTAGAAGAAATGGGGCTACCTGAAACTGATGAAGATATTCAAGCTCAATTTAGAACTATGATAGATCCTCAGTTTAGAAGAAGGGCTGTTTATATTCCTACTGAAACCCTAAGGGCTAGTAATTTATTGACTACTTATAGTGAAGAAGTGGACGTTCGCCGCAGAAGTTTGCCATTAATAAACCCTCAGGTTACTGATACTGAAGCATTAAATTTAGATGCTTTAAGAGAGTATTTAGACACTGCTTATCGAGGGTATTCAAATATCCCTAAAATGAAAATGGCAGTAGACCCA